GGTATTGGATGTTTCCAGTAGCCAATCATAGTTTTTAACAATGTCAAATTCGGTGGAATCAATATCTCTGAAAAGAACTTCAACCGCTTCCCTGTTTTCAGCACTGATTTGGTTTAATATTATTTCTTTGTCAGGAAGTGTGTTATATTTTTCAAAATTTATCTTGATCTTTTCAAACAGTTCGGTGTTGTGAATATCGTCAAAATAACCGGACTCAAACGCTGACGTAACTGTTGCCAGATAAGACTTATCGTTGAATAGGCTCTTGAACAAGCACAGTAGAAAATATTCCTCATTAACATCGAGAATGTTCTGTTTACTCATATTTTTCCTCTTTTTATTTTATTATCATTATACTATTGACAAGTAAGAATGTAAACCACGCAACATATAATTGTTGAGATAATTGACATACTTTGTATAATATGATACAATAAGTTGTATACTTTGTAAACTATGAGGAGAAATAAATGAGAAATGTAATGGTCGTTGGTGATGTTCATGGTCAATTCTGTAAACTAAATGAACTCATTAACAAGAAACGTCCAGATATAATTTATGCCTGTGGTGACTTCGGTTACTGGCCTGAGATAAGTTATTTCAATATTAGTGGTATAAAACCCAAACAAACAAAAATATATTTCGCTGACGGAAACCACGAAAATCATGATGCCTTGACTACGTTGAGATGTTTACACCCCCATGCCATGGCTCTGAAAACCCCTATTGAAGTCGCAAAGAACGTTTATTATTGTCCGAGAGGAACGATAACATACACTCCTGACGGTAGAAAGGTATTATGGATGGGTGGGGCATATAGTATTGATAAGCAATACAGAACCCCAGGATATGATTGGTTCCCTCAAGAGACAATAAAATGGTATGAGGTTGATAGGGTAGAGGAAGAAAAGATAGATATCCTTATCAGTCATACCTGTGCAAAAGAGAATCTTCATGAGATGCTAAGGCACAATAGTATAAAAGCACTTGACCCTTCTAATGGGTGTCTATCTAAGATACTTGAATGGACAAGACCAGACCTATGGTACTTTGGACATTGGCATTTTTGGAAAAAGGGGCATGTTGTTGAAACAGACACATACTGGACAACATTAGGATGTGACGGTCAAAATGGATGGTGGGAATGGTTAAAGTAGTTCATTGTAAAAAGAACCCTATGATGTTTTAATTGACCGACCATCAAAATGGGGGAACCCTTTTACTATAGGTAAGGATGGTACACGTTCAGAAGTTATTGAAATGTATATGGAATATATACTTAACTCTCCTGAGTTAATGGCGAGTTTACATGAACTCAAGGATAAACGGCTAGGATGCTGGTGTAAGCCAAAGACATGTCACGGAGATATTTTAGTTGACTTAGTTGAGAAACTATGTTATATTGATGATATAAAATTATTTTTCGAAGTATAAGGAGAGGAAATATGAATACACATCTCGTATATAAATGTAGGAATTGTAACAAACATTATCTGTGGATTGATATAAGGACTACAGCCGATAATATTAATGATGCTATTAAGATCATGGGTGACGCCCCATGTCCAACTTGTGGTGAGTATGATTGGATTTATGATCGACTTGGAAATTATGAAGAAGGTGTTTAAGCATCTTGCGGTGTAGATGAGAAGAAAATGCCAGTAAAAATACAAATAAATAAAACTAAGGTTCCTATTAAAATATGGAACGATAATGTTGAGTCTTTGACTATAGATCAGGCAACCGTTATTGCCGACACTATGCCAGTAGTTTCTCATGTTGCATTGATGCCAGATTGTCATTTGGGGGTGGGGATGCCGATTGGTGGGGTTGTTGTGTTGGATAATGCAATATGCCCTAACATGGTCGGGGCCGACATTGGTTGTGGTATGATGGCCGTTAAAACTAATATCACGGATGTTGATATTATGACCTTACGTGCTATTGTTCAACAAGTAAAACGTGATGTTCCTGTTGGGTTCAACAAGAGAAGTGAGTCTGTTGAATGGGAGGGGTTTGACCGAACACCGGATTTTGATATAATCCAACAAGAATTAGATAATTCCCGTGTATCTCTTGGTACGCTTGGGGGTGGAAATCACTTCAAAGAAATTCAGAAGGGTTCTGATGGGTTTATATGGTTCATGATTCATTCAGGTTCCCGTAACTTTGGTTATAAGATTGCTGAACATTACCAGCGTATAGCTGTAGAGAAGGGTATAGTCTCAAATGGTAATAGGCAACTTGCATATTTTGATTTTAATAGCGATATTGGACAAGAGTATTTCCAAGCAATGAATTTTGCCATGGAGTTCGCTCAAGAGAACCGTAATGTTATGGCAAATTTCGTAAAGAAAGCGTTCACCGATGTATGTGAGTATGCGACTTTCGATAATGCAGTTAATATCCATCACAACTATGCCGAGGATATTGGTTATGGTCAAATTTTACACCGTAAGGGTGCTACGAAAGCAACCAAGGACACTATTGGTATTATCCCAGGAAGTCAGGGATCATGCTCTTATATTGTAAAGGGTTTGGGTAACAAGGAATCATTCGAGTCCTGTTCTCATGGTGCTGGACGTTTAATGTCTCGAACAAAAGCTAAGAAATTACTTGATCGAGATTCATGTGAACAGCAAATGAAGGATATGGGTCTTGAGTTACATCAGACCATGGGATTGGATGAGGCTACGGCGGCATACAAGGACATTAAGTATGTTATGGAGTGTCAATCTGATCTGGTTGAAATTTTGGTTGAGTTAAAGCCTTATAAAATATCAGCGATAAAGGGGTAAATTATGTTGGAATTTGTTCATACGGTAGGTATTTTTTTATGCTGTCCCTCTCGGTTAAAACCCCACCCCTTGTGGGTAGGGGTCTTGAATGTATATAATGGTTGGTGTATTCTATCATTGGTATAATGAAACACGATCACCACGTAGTTATTTCGAGTTGGTGTATATGACGTTGTTGTTCCAAATATGGTATATTATAACCAAAAAAGGAGAGATGAAAAATGAAAACTGTTGAGAAGAAGAAAATCTGTCCAAAATGTGCTGAAATGATGTCTGGAATGTTGCTTCTAATGAAAGAAATACTAGAAACACTGGACAACCTAGGGCCGGTAAGACGTATGTCATCAACGGCTGTTGATGATTATTGGAGAGACTTTTTGAAATACAAGAAGAAAATTGAAAATATGCACAAATAGGAGATTATTATGCTTGGTGGATTAACGACTTTTTTTCATTGAAAATCGACCCCCTGAAGAAATTGAAAATTTACTCAACACGGATGAAATTCCAAAATTGGAATTAGAGATCATCTTTGAATCTCTCAGTATGGACACCTGTTCATAGACTCAATAACATATAATCTTTGCCGAACCCCCCCATGTGGATTAATTTCTACATGGGGGGGGTTTTTATTTGAAAATCTTAATCTTTTTATATAAATACTATTGAATCACTTTATAAAAGGAGAATAAAATGGATAAGAAATATTGGCAAGCTGTTCTGAATAAGGTTATTGAGAACTTGACAAGTATGAAATGGTGGTATTTTGTAACGATACTCGCTGTGTCTACAAAATTAGTCCTAATGAGTTTGATGACCAGTGGTGAGTTTGTAACGTTAAATACAACTCTTCTAAGTATCATAGTCGGTATGAGAGAGATCATGAAAATCAGCAAGGTCAAGGCTTTGGTTGATCCAAAAGAGATTGAAAAAATTAAGTCATAAGGGAGTAGTAAAATGGATGTAGGAAATATGTGTGGCATGGGTCTGTTAGGTGGGGCTGTTTTTGGTGGTGGATTATTATTGGTCAACTCGTTAATGACCGGTGGTGGATGGAAAAAACTGCTTACTGATCTATACAAGAAAATTCAAAAAGACGGTGAAGAAAAGATTGCAGGTATCGCCCAGAAACAAACCAAGATCGAAGTTAAAATTAAGAAAGATGAAAAACTTTCAGAAAATAAGAAACAAAAGATAAAGGACATTGCTAGTAAAGCCTCAAAGGAAATTGATGATGTTCTCAAAGAAACCAATATTGAGATTATTCAAGATAGTATAGACACAGATTGGGGGGATTTATGAAATCAATATGTAATATAATGATTGTAATGATGTTATTCATGGGTGCATGTGCGCCTAAACAGTTTGTTCCTTTTCAGCCACCTGAGTTGACCATAGAAAATACAGCACCTTATGTTCTCGATATGACAACTATATCGAAACCCGAAAAGCTGATTCCAATATATGTTGATGAGAATATGAAACCGACAACCATTGACAAGGCAAAGTTTGTTCTCTTAGCACCATCAGAATATGCCAAGATTGGTGCTCTTGTTAAACTAGCAGAAACTTACAAGATGATTGCCATTGAAGAGGCAAGTTTTGTCAATATTCATATTGACACAATAAACAGTTTGAAAGAGTATGTTGCATTGGAAAGACAGAAAGCCATAGAGTATAGGAATCTGTGGATGATGAGTGAAAATGCATACAGGCAAGAAGAATACAGACACAAGATGGATAACAGAATCAACAAGGCAACAATGTACCTCATTACAATCGGTTCTATTGTTCTGCTTGCTGTTGGATTATAAATAGGGTGAAATTATGAGAGATTTAAATTCAGCAATCCCAGGAGCACCAAATTTTAAGTATAGAGAATTTGTAAAGTCAGATACAGCAATTCGATTGGGTATCGTTAATGAACCATCAGATGAAGAGTGGAGGTCAATTGAAAAGGTTGCTGTTAATATTTTACAACATGTAAGAGAAAAGTTTGGTAGAATAAGGATTTTAAGTGGGTTTAGATGCTTAGAATTGAACAGAGAGATTAAAAGTTCTGATACATCTAATCACATAAAGGGTGAGGCTGTGGATTTTGAGCCTATAGACACCAATGTGAGTATGCTGGATATTGTTCTATTTATATATGATGAGTTGGAATTTAGAACCTGTATTTGCGAGTATTTCCCCGATGGATGGATACATTGTGATTATCGATCAGGTGGAAACATTTGTTCATTGAAATTGAAGGATTCAGATCATGATTATGAAGAGATTTCTCTTGATGATCTAATGGATTTGTATGATAATGGTCATGATAATGAAATATTGAATATTGATTTTAGTGAGTTATAAATGCCAAATAGTCACATACATGAATATGTAAAAGAACAAATTGAAAATGAAGGATATAAACTTTTAGGTAAGGAATATAAAAATGTATTTACTAAATTAAAAATAAAATGTCCAGAGGGGCATGAATATAATGACAATGTAAAAAGAAGAGATAAAAATAAAGAAACGGCAACGTGAAGAATTAGGTATTGATCTTATGATAATCCATGAGGAATTTTGGGTTATCAACAAAAGAAAATACTTGAATAAAATTATGAAGTTTGTAGAATTATAAAAATTAACTTCGGTGAAATAATATGAGATTAAAACAATACTTAACAGAAAAGACTTTTAATATTAATAAGGATGTTGATTATATCTTTAACAAATATTTCAAGAAACTCTATATAGCTATTCTTCTGGATAAATGGGATGGAAAATTTGAAACAAAAACTTTCATGTCATCTGATTTACCATCAAAGGAAGCACAGGATGCGAGTAAACTAAACCCTATAAAAATTGTCATCACAACCGCAGACACTGGTAACTTTTATATGTCCTTAAATCATTATATTCAGCTAAGTCCGAATACCAATGTTCTTAATATTTTGAGGAATTACGGTTCTATTAAAGACGCAACACTTATGGTTACTGATAGATCGAAGATTATAGCGTTTAAAAATGAACTCAATGGTGTTAAGATGAAAGATTCTATATACCATGAATTATCACACTGGCTAGATGATACTTTTCACAATTTTTTTCTTTCAAAAACGGTTAAACTGTCTCTCGAAACAGGTAAATATTTACAAAAACAAGGTAAAAATAACGTTAATGCATCAAAAATTGAGATTAATGCCCAAATTCATACAATTAAACAATTGAAAAGAGTTTTCAGTAAGAAATGGGATAATCTATCATTCATGGATATGCTTGCTTTAGATGGTAGCTTTAGTTGGGTGTGGGGTGATCTTAAAGGTAGAGAGTTTGATATTTGGAAAAAAGATATATTAAAGAGAATGGCAAGAGAAAAACTTTTGGGTAAAAGGATGACGGTAAAGTGAGACTAAAACAATACCTTACAGAAGAAAGCATAGACTCTGATGATTGGGGTGCTACAGGAAAAGCGTTTGAAAAGACGTTCCTGAGAGCATGTGATCTGTTGGGGTTGAAGTATGTTCTTAATGGTGTTAATGCCCGTGGATGGGACATGAAGCCAGTTGGTGATGGTTGGGAGAGAATCATATCAGATAGGGAAGTTAACATAAAGGTGTCCAGTACTAAATGGTTGTTTGGTTCTACAGAACTGACAACGATTGTTCCATGGGATAATATACCTGATGATTACAATGAAGATTTGACAATTAAGAGAATCAAAAGAATATTACATAAAATTGATATTCCTCATACTGTTTTTCTTAAACCAAAAGATAAAAATGTTCAACAGAGTATAGTAGATGGTGTTAGGAGTGAAGATATCCCAGCACTTGAAAAAATATTCGTCAAGAAAAATTTCTATTCTGATAAATTAGGGAACACTTTTGATGTTCGTATCTTAAAAAGAGATAATAGAGTAACATCAATAGCAGTCAATAAAAAAGGAAAGGTTTTTATGAGATCAGAACCACCAAGAAAAGTTGGTGGTTCCATGTTCGTAACATTTAGAACACCTACAGCTAAGTTGGATGGTGGAGATCGCAAGGTTAAAAGCTAATGAAATTTAAACAATACATAAACGAAAGTATTAATGACAAAGGAATCTTGAAAGCCTGTTTTATGGCTGGACAACCTGGGGCCGGTAAGACGTTTGTCATTAATAAAATAACTGGTGGGTCTGTACAGCCGAAAGTTATAAACACAGACACATGGGCTGAGTTTTATAAAGCATATGGTGATAAAGAGTGGGATAAATATGGTAATAAAATAAAAACCCTTACAAAGAACCAATTATCTCTTTATCTTAATTCAATGCTACCATTGTGGGTAGATGGTACATCTTCTCTCCCAAATGCTGTTGTTAGGCGTAGAGGGATTGTTGAGTCAATAGGGTATGATACAGCGTTTATATGGGTTGATACATCTCTCGAAACTGCCATAGAAAGACAACAGTTACGTGATAGGAAAGTTAATCCAGATGAGATTACTAAAATATATAATAATATCCAACCTTTAAAGGATTACTATAAACACCATTTTAGAAACTTTATTGTTATTGATAACAATAAGGGAGAGTTTACAGATAGTGTGGTGTTGGGGGCATATAGAAAAATGAGTGGGTGGTTTACTGAGCCTCTTAAAAACCCAATTGGAACGATGTTGGTTGATAGAATGACAGAGAAGGGTGATAAATATCTTACAGATAGCGAATACACAATGCCTCAGTTAAAAAACTTGGTAGAAGGGTGGTATAGACATTGAAATTTAAAAACTATTTATTAAATGAAGGTCGGTCACGCTACATGGACGAGCAAGGAGCTGTTGATCATGTTCTATTGAATTGCGGGAAAGCCCTTACAGCCGCTAAGAAAGGTGATGTCATATATCGTGGGAAAAAGACTAATTTTCTTTTTGATTATACTGATCCATCTAAAGGTAAGCCGAGGGTAAGCAGAAACACATCCAATCATATGACTTTGCTGATGGACAACTTACCATCATGGAAAGGATGGCCGAAGCGAAGCAGAAGTCTTATATGTACGACAAGGGCTGCAAAGACAGTTGCTTATGGTAAAACATATGTTGTTTTACCGGAAGATAATGTTAAGATGGGTGTTTGTTATGGTTCAGATATATGGGTATCATTCCCGTATGCTGGCATTAACTCATGGCATGATTCTGTAAATGATTTTAATAAATACCTTAAAATTTTTGTCAATGATGAAAGCTGGCCATCTTTAAAGAAAGGGTTGAATATACAGGTGGATGATATTCAACTTATAGACTATGGTGCTCCTGAAATTATCAAGGATTGGAGACATCTTGGATCAACAAGTGAGCCTAATCTTACATTGTATGATCATCTCAATAAAATTCTTGATCCAAAGAAAAACAAATTCTTATTAAAGAAAGCAGGTGATGTGTTACCCGATGAAGAAAGAGAGGTATGGGTGGGTGGGCCTTGTGTTCTTATAAATTTAAGTACGTTCTATCAGCTTATAGATGAACGTAAATTTTAAACAAAAAAAAGGGGGGGTTATGAAATTAAGGGATTATTTAAATGAAGTGAAGTTACCACCAAAGACATCATATGTTAAATGGAGTTCTATCTTTGATAATACAAGCAACAAATATGATGTTGAGTTGTTTATGAAGGCACTCAAGGCCGCCGGTGCAAGTAAGGTATGGGATGACAATCAATTTGGATGGTCAAACCAACCAAAGGTTGTAATGTTCACTGGTCTTGATGATAAGAAAGCAGAGGATGCTCTGGATAAACTACCTGTATTTAAAAAATGGGGTGCTGTTGTTCATGATGCAAATGATGATTGGAAAGAATACGGTAAGAAATAAAAGGGGGATTATTATGGACTATAGTAAATATTTAATAGAGTCAAAGGTAAGTCCGAGTGATAGAAATATCATTCTCACTATTCTACTCACCGGAAAGACAGGTGGTTTTGAGATGGCAAGTGTTAACAGCCATATTCAGACCATGAAAAGGGGTAATAAATTCATAGTAAAATACCCGAAGAACTCTGCCTCTTTAGCTTTAGAACTAGCTGATATTCTTGATCTTTTAGATATATCCTTTACCGTTGGTCTTAGCGGTGGACTTTCTATTATTACATTTGAAGATCAAAAAGAACTGGCCAAGGCCGTAGTTAATAAAAGGTAAATAATGGAAATATCTGGAAGAGTTAGAAATATTATCAAGAAATCGAAAGTAGAGCTTATCGATATACTTGAGAAATATAGCTGGGACGTTACCCTGTCAAAGCTGATTATGTTACTTTCCCTTGTGTATTTTCCGGGGTCACGTGTAAAGTTTGAACCTATTGAGGAGGAAATACCATCTGATCAGGGTTTTTTCCCAATAGTAGAGATATATCTAAACGGTAATATAGTTGTGTATGTCAATAAAATTCTTGTGAAATACGTTACAATGTACCCAAAGAAAAGGAAATACTGGAATTCTTGGAATGATATTGAGAACAATAGATTTTATACCGAACTTGCCGAGGCTATCCAGAAAGGTGAGATTTACAGAGCCAATCTTAAAAGGGTAGGGGATATCATACCGTTTCTTGATTCTTCGATGACAGTTCAGCAACACCTTGATTGGGGTGTTGAAGATTATATTTATGATGGAACTCCTGAGATGGAAAATCTATTTGATGTTTTCTTAGGAAAAGATAGTCCGATTACTAAGCTATTCAAAGATGGTGTTAAAAAGTTAAAGAAGAAAGCTGATTAATCAGCTTCTTTCAATTCGATATTATAGTTGTCACCCTCTGACAAGCTGACCTCATATATTTTAAAACCCTCGAAATTATAGTGTCTGAATCTAATATCAGCATGGTCTTTTAAGTATTTTACCTGATCGCAAATATCCCAAATTTTTGAACCCACCTTACCGTCATCCTTCCTCAATGTTCTACCTATTGATTGTAGGACTCTGATCTTGCTTTTTGAAGGACTTCCCATAATGAGGGTATCGAGACTCTTAATATTTACACCTACTTGGAAGATTGCGTATGTGGCGATCAGGATGATATTCTTTGACTCGTTTGTTTTCTTTCTCCACTGTTCTCTTATCTCTGCATCATCTTTACCGCTGATAAACTCTATGGTTCTATCTTTTAATTCTCTACTTTTAAGTAGAATTTCTTTCAGTACAGCCCCTTCTTTTTCAACTTTATCTACCAAAATAAGAACACTGGAATTTGTTTCATTGAGGATGTGTTTTATCAGACCAACACGGTATGGATTATTAAAGCATATATCCTTGATCGTATTGTAGTCACCCTTGATCTTTTGTTTGTAATTGATGGTTACCATATTAACATCACATCCCGCAATGTAGCCGTGCTCATGGAGCCATTTAGAGCCATATTCTTTAATTACTGGCCCAATGAATGATTTAACAGTCAGTTCATCGAGGCGAGATGGTGGCATCGTACCGGTAAACCCAAATCTGTATTTTGCATTGATGGCGTGTTCAAGGACTGACTCTAAAATAGCCGCTTTGCAACCATGACAATTCGAAACAACCACACCATTTGCCGTATAATTGTTATTTTTGTCTATGTGTAGGTTATATACTTTTTTTGGTTTTTTTATTATTTTTCTTTTTATAAGTTTCATATGTCTTCTTTAGGTTATTAAATATATGATCGCTAAATATATCATTATTTTTGTAAAATGTCAAGGGTTATTGTTAATTATATCATCATTTTCATCTAATTCATCTGCCCTTACCCATCCTCTATTTTTTGTAAGTATCTTGTGGTTACCGGTAACACACAATACAGTACCATCATCAAATATTAACTCATACATTTCTTCTTCTGTTGATATAGTCAGGTTAATATATAAATTTTTAACAATATCATTTTCATATTTTTTATTTTTTTCATTATAGGATATTACAATATCACCGATCATAATATCTTTTATTTTTACTAAACCTTTACTGGTTAAAATCTCTGTATTGCCATCTAAACATTCATCAACAATGACAGATTGAAATCTAAGCATTTCTTTCTTTCTGCGTTGTAGTGATTGCCATGTTGAAATAACAATTGGTTTATCAAGCTGTTTTGTTTTTGCGTTCAGCTTCCCTATCAACTTTTCATCCATTCCATACTCTATAAGATCAGATTTGAATTGTTCTATAAGGGAAAGATTAGGGACAATAATTATAACATTGTTGGTTATCTTATTCTCAAGAAGGGTTTTGGTAATATATGCAATCATTACCGACTTTCCACTAGCTGTCGCTGATCGAATAATTCCCTTAGAAGCCCTCAGAGCCGTTCTAATGCAATCTTCCTGATAGTCGTAGGGGTAGTATAGTAAGTCCCATTTTGGATCAATGGCGATACCTGTGAACGTTTTCTTGACATCAACCTCAACCTCGTATATGAGATCGGGCCAATCTTTGATTGTGTATTTGATTACGTCTAATAACAGACCGTAAGGGAATGTTCTCTTAGGTTTGCTGAATTTACTTACTTTCCCATTCCATGCACCATTTTTGAATTTTGGCATGAAATAATAGTTATCCACAAATTCTGAAAGAAATTCCATCACTCCTTTCAGGTAGTCGTAGTTACCAGTATCAATCCTTATGTTTAATGGGTCATGATATTTGAATATTATTGTTGGGTTAGTCGACATTTAATCCTATGTAGCATCCTTATTGTTTACCAGCCATTGCTTCATAAGCCAACCCTGGGTTTTAAAAGCCTCGAACACAGCCTCAAAAAAATCAACCCTTATAGATTGTTTAATGAGTAATCTTTTTAACTCGATCACTTTAGGGTCTTTTGGTAAGTAGTATTTTTCAATTTCTACTTTCCCCAGAGAGATGGTATTATGGTGTTTAAGGTTATCATAAAGTGTTCCGATATATTCATCGGTTATATTTTGTAATCTCATGAGGTTTGATTTCTCTTTGATCAACAATAACCTGAACTGTTCAGTTAGAAATGGGTTCTTTTCTATCCGTTCCTTGATATTAAATTCATTATAATCCAGTAATCCAAATACATCATACTCTTTTTGTAGAGCACAGAGAATAACATCCTCGTTGATATCGCTGTCTACTTTTTGAAAAAATTTATCATTTTCCATATTTTGTTTCCGTTGTATTTATATAATAAAATACATTATATATCTGTTATCAATAACTCTTTTGATTGGAACCCAGCGGCCTGTATGTGACCACCACCACCAAATTTTTCTGCTATTCTACCAACATCGATACCATCTTTGTCAGTGAACAAAGAATATTTCCAGAAGCCCGAGTTCATATATGTAAAATAGATTATAAAATCATATTTTTCTTTATCCCATTTACTATCTGCAAATTTTGAGTTTACAAGACCCCTGTTTACAGCAATACATGGGTGACCGGCAAAGCGTGTGTTAAATGCGTGGAAGTTACAATATTCCTTGGCTTGTATTTTTTCATATGCCATAATTTTAAGACCACCATGAACAATAGATGCAACGTGTTCGTGGGTTTCATTGATAAACAATTCAACCCAATTAGGGTCTTCCGGTGGCCACTCACTTATCTTCATACCATACTGGAATGGTAGAATATTTGGGTCTTCATGTGCCCACACATCATATCTTCCAAGTAGTTTAACAGCATATGGTATCTTTTCTGTTGAGCCTGTAATATACTCCCATGTCAACTCACATCCAGCGGTTCCTATTCTTCTCAACCCCTTGATATTATAATCTACCATTCTCTCAACACCAGTACGATGATGATCTATCCAGTGAAGATTACACATATCATTGAGTTTTAACATATCATCAAGGGATTCAATGGTAAAATCCACCATATACACAGTTTCCCCTTGTCTGATTTTACTAAAATCAAGAGGTATATCGTAATTTATACCGATACATTCACATAGTGGAAAAAAGTATTTTACAATAGCCGCACTACATTTTCCATCGAAATCCGATGAGTGATAATAAACTTTGATAATAACCCCCCCCTATTCTGTTTTGTCTGATTCTTTCTTCATAAGAAGATATTCAAACTCTGAGAAGCAGAACATATTCACAACACCGGCATCAACATTTTTAATAATCTGATACACAACGTATGTTATCTCTTCAATGACAACAATGGTGTTTGGTGGTGACACAAAGGATGCATTGATTTCTTCATAGAAAATCTGATTTGTTTTGGCATTAATATATCTTATAATTGTCATTTTATTCTCCAAAAAATAAACTCATAGTCTCATGAGTGTTGTTTAGGATATACTCTCTGTTCATCGGCACCAATAATATATTCACTTTACTCAAGAAAAATTTATCATATTGTTTATCAAAATCAACTTCTACCTGAAACTCCTTTGGCCAATGGTGATAAGATACGGTGTCTATGTCGTATGGATTTTTCTTTATATATACAACCTTTACTTTATCACCCTCGTTAATTACCTCGTATTTATTTTCTACTCCATGGTGTTTTAGTAGGAACCTGTAATTCCACACACCCTTTACATGCCAAGGTGTTCTTTTTATTTTCTCACCTGTACCGAGATATTTTTCAAGGTTCTTGACACCAATATTTGAACTGATATCCTCTATCTTGGCGTTTTTCATTACTCTTTTATATGTTGCTATTATATCCTTTATTTCAGTATCGTTAGCCCCTCGAAGGATCATTCCCAGAATATTTTTAAGAGCGTTCCTGAACACTGTAGGTGTCTCTGAGCGTATAATTTCGAGGCCGGTGACTTCTATCTTATCACAATTAAAACCCTCTTCATTTACAACATTATAACCATACTTCTTTTTCTTGACAAACAGAATAGATTTACATACGATTTCCTGTTTAAATCCGATCTTGAAATCTTCAACAGCTGAGTTGTATGATATCTTCTGTGTTTCGTTGTACGCTCGATCTTCAACATATGATTCTATGATCTTTGATATTCTCAAAACAAGATCACACTTTTCCATATCAGTGTGTTTATTCCACTGTTCGGGGGTGACACCTCTATTATATAGGAAATCCCGAACCCCTATAAAAAGCGAGTCAGTATCGATGTAATAGATATAGTCATTCTCTTTCATCTTACTGGAACCAACATGTCTATATTTCTATATATTAATTGACAAATATCGCTATGAACCAATGGATTTATCTCTTCCTCTGTCGTGTAAATGAAATATCTCTTTGATTCGAATTCGTATGAGAATCTTCTGTAATTAAACCCACATTTACCGTTTTTATATGATTTAATATACATTATCGGGGTTGTTTTGTATGGGGCATCATCCCATATACGACCGCTCATAGGGCCATCAATGAACAACCCAGTAGGTTGTTTTTTTTGTCTATTACTTGCGAAACCCATAATAATCCGAATAACAATGTAACCCATACAAATATACCATACTGGGTCGGTAACCATAATTTTTAGAAATTCAATCATGTTCTGTAAAAAATCTATCATAATATAACCCCCATATTAAACCCTTTATTTTCTTAGATATATAATTAAATAACGTTATCATTCCTGTCCATAATAATCCGAATACCAAACTGACCACCACAATAAACACCATCTTAATCTAAAATTTAGGATCGGTTATCATCCACACAAATGTACCATATAATTCTTTTAATGTTTCCAGTATCATAACACTAACCTCTATTTAATTTTTTCATCAACTTCTTTAATTTCCTGTTCGATTCCTTCAAGACTTTTTGTATACCGATCAACACGTTGCTTGTATTTTTGCTTACCGGTATCGTCAAATTTGTCTTCGTTGTCTTCTAGTTGACGAGTTATCGCCTCTTTACGTAATTCTAATACCTGCCTTTGCTGTATCATGTCTCCACGTTCACTATCCTTCTGAACAACAGTTATCTCAGAAGCAAGAGCGACATAGGTGACAACGTTCTCGGTGAACCACCATGTCCCAGCACCACCTATTACTATTAATAATACCACAAAAACTGTCTTTTGTCCTAAATTATCTAACATAAATTTTAAAATTACTTTAACCATATTAATCTCCCTTTTTTTATAATTCACAAAACGGGCTGTGCTTACATGTCAACCGAGCGGGGCATTTTGTGCATCGATGAATTTTTATTCTCTTCGGTTTATTACGATCTTTAATCTTTTTTATTATAGCTATAACTACTAAAACAACAAATGAAACATATTTTATAGCTATTTTAGATATACTTTTCATAGTATAAATTCCTTAATTTTTTCAAGACATTTTTCTTTGTTAAAATTCCACAAATTTTCATCTATTATTAAGAGATTAATATTATTTTCTTTACACTGTTGTTTTTTTATCTTGTCTCTTATTTTTCTTTTTGGTAATGAGTGCCAATAAACACCGTTGAATTCTATTGCTTTATTTAATTCTGGAAGCCATATATCCAGTTCAAGATTGAACCCTGTTTCTGGATTGACAATCTGAGTCCTATCATTGGATATAATTATATCATCATAAATGTTTTTGATAAATTCAAAAATTTCAATTTCAGCTTTTGATGATGTTGATTCATCATAGCATTTTGGACATCGAATACCCTGTTTAAAACTATCCCACACCACTTTATACACATGACCTTTTGGGCATTTTACTTTTAATTTTGTATTTGAGTTTTTGTATTCTTTACTCAGTAATTTATATCCATCTTTCTCTATCTGTTCCTTTACAAATTCATGTGTAAGTTTCTTGTTTCCAGAACATTCCGAGCATCTTTGTCCATGATTAAAACAATCATATACTACTTCATATTCATGATCCTTTGGACATTTTACTTTTAATTTATTTTTATTATTTTTATATGTCTTACTTAAAAGTTTATACCCTTCTTTTTCAATTTGTTCTTTGACAAATTCATGTGTAAGTTTCTTGTTTCCAGAACATTCCGAGCATCTATAACCTTGTTGGAAATCATTCCATTTTACCTTATATTTATGTCCATTTGGACATATGGTTTTCAATTTAGTAAATGCGTTTTTATATTCTTTACTTAATAATTTATACCCTTCTTTTTCAATATATTCTTTTACATATTCATGTGTGAGTTTCTTCTTACCGGAACATTCAGGACATCTATTTCCCTGTTGAAAATGACCCCAGTTAACTTTATATTTATGTCCTTTAGAACACTTTACTTTCAATTTTGTTTGGGCATTAAAATATTCCTTACTTAATAATTTATACCCTTCTTTCTCGATCTGTTCCTTTACATACTCATATGTGAGTTTCTTCTTACCAGAACATTCAAGACATCTATTTCCCTGTTGAAAATTATTCCATGTTACACTCCATTCATGTCCATTTGAGCACCGAATTTTTAGTTTTGTATTATTATTTTTATATTCCTTACTTAATAATTTATACCCTTCTTTTTCAATTTGATCTTTCACAGCCTTATATGTTAATTTTTTCAATCCCATTACTTTTCTTTTATCTCTTCTATAATACCAACCAATTCTGGTCTTATGTTAGGGTTATTTAATAGTCTGTTCACAAACATCTCACCTTCGAGAATGGTATTCCTTCCACATGAAGTGATGGCCTCTGAAATATTCACATTGAAATAACGAGAATATGGTACGGCTGTCACACCGAAACTCGCGTTTATTATCAATTTCAATGAATACTGTAAAGCATGTTTTTGAATTGACAACAACACAAGATTTGCTTTTTTTTCGGGGTCTTTTTCTTGTTTTGCTTCTTCTTTATATGTGAACTTATTACCCTTTTCAACCTTTCTCTTCAAAAATATATTCTTAACAACAGCGGCATAAACACCTGTTGGTTTATTCATGAAAATAGAACCACATGGTGCTATGGCTAGAAGACCATGCTCTAATGCCTTGTTGAATTTACTAAGTTTATCACCTTCATAATATTCAAATCCAGTATTTTTAAGAATATGAAATGGGGGAAATTGTTTTTTACGTACATATTGTATAACTATATTGTAGAATGGCCGACCATCCTCGCCTGTTGTATGAACACCTGTCTCTCTTTTAAATTCCTGTAGGTGCTCCTTTGTAAACCCAACAACCCTTCCAAAGTATGTCTCAATGCTCATATTCAGAGTTATTATTGCGGTGGGGTAACTAGAGGTAATATCCAAATCAATAACCCATTCATGGAGTCCCTTGTTAGGTTCCTTTACAAATGCCGCCGGGAAGTATTCTTGAGACCCCCCATTAAATTCAGGGGCACATAGGTTATTTCTCCTGTAGTAGGTTATCAACAAACCCTCAACAAGTTGTGTCTGACTACAATAGTTTTTCATTGGGTTTTTACATAAAAGACAAAGTGTTTCTATGAGAAAAATATAAGCCAGCTTCTTTTCAAGTTCTTGTACAATTCTACTATCGTTTATATTATACTCAACGTATAAGTCATGATTTTCATTATATAAATTACGCAATGTGTCGTAATCACTATAGTCAAGTTTCGCACCAACCTTCTCAAGCCTTGCAACATAATCGAGTTTGTGATTTTCAAGGTTGTGCTGTGTAAACCATTTATATATACTCATAAAATCAAGAATGGTAACACCTGCAATATCTATATTCCAATTATCGATATTATCCATTTTCCACATTTTAACCAGACCGATAGGTGATAATTTCTTATATAGTTTGGTATTTGTTCCGAACAATTTCTGTGTTCTTCTGATAATATATGGAAGATCAAAGCCCCCCATGGGATTGTTTTTAATATCAGCGCAATAATTCCAGCCTGTCATAACGTCACATGGATTTTCTCTCTTCCAAGTAAAATACCTTTCGAGTAAGTCCTTTTCGTCATTACATTTTACATATGTAACATCATCAACGTTTATCGCTCCACATGGTGTATATTTTTTGCATCCAAATACCTGCACACCTTTTGAATGTGCTATTGATATTAATGTGATTGGCCAAGCTGTTTCGATGGTATTTGGGAATTCACCTGTAGAAAAAACTTCAATATCTTCATAGTGAATTTCAAGTTTCGGTGGTTGAATATCTGAATCTTCTATTTCGTAATATCTCTCGGCAAAGAATTGAATTACAGGGAGAACCTTGTTTTCGTAACAAGAATTGGTATTCTGAAAATCATTATATGATCTATAAGAATCAAATTCCTTTCTTACAACAGGAACACCATCAATTGTTTTGATAACACTCTTATTGGTTTTCAAATAAACAAAGGGAGCCCACACTACATTGTCATAGAAATTCTCCCCGTTTATCTGTTCCCAGACATGAACAATTGAATTTTGGTTGTCATAATATATATTTTTAATCATAAAATGTTCTCTTTATGAGACAGTCCCATCACCACAATCGAATTCATAATCCTTACTGACTGTAAACTCACCAAGTATATAATGGGCATCTGTCTCTTTTATATCATACTTCTCATGGATTTGTTTGATTTCATGAGTTCTACCACCAATCTCATCACAAACGTTATGGGATAGCTCTCTGTCTCTCTCATAAGCACATACAAGGGCTTGTATCGGGTGCATCCAGCCACTATATGTTAAAAACTCACCGGACTCATGATGGACATATATTCTACTTGATGGCATCGGTACAAACTTTCTTGAATTTCTCATCTGAATTTACCTCTTAGATACATTTTTGTGTAAATCTTTTCAATCTCACGGCGCAGTTTATATTCTTCATAAGATTCATCAGCAAGTCTTACTGGTCCTTTAAGGGTTGTAATTGTCATATTCTTGAACCTTTTAAGGAGTTCCTGTCTATATTCAAGGGCTATATCTTCTGGTGTTTGTATGATGGGAGCCTCGTCTTCCCAAACCATATAACCGTTGGCAATTTCACCATCTACAAGTGTTTCTATTACTTCATCTTTCAACTCTTCATCCATGCTCGTTATCTCCTGTTTTTTAAATTTCTTCTGGTTGGTATAGATCACAAGGACAATTTTTGCCAGTACACCAAATACCCCTATCTATATTTTGGAAATGAACACAAATATCCATATCCTCGTGTAATGCTATCCAATCTAACCACCTGACCCCATCATAAAAACTTTATCATATCTTGGTGGGGTTGGTTTTATAAGTTTTATCATAATTTCTCAATTTGTTATATATATGTATCTAAGTGCCGACCCTTTCCGTATGATATACTCTTATTACTTTCAGTGACAGGTACAACTTTAATTCTCTTCTCATAAACAGGAATATCTTTTCGAGGTGTAAACTGTGAGTATGGTGTTATCATTTTTCCCAACCAACATCTTTCTTGCATTTATCACATTTCATAATGAACCCCCTTTTCACCTATAAAATTGTTTATCTTATGGTGTATTATAACATATACAAATAAGATGTCAACATTTTTATTCTTCTTTATGGGTGACTATGTAATATTTTTCTGAACCGTCATCCTTTTCGAGAGATAACATACCACCCTTCTGTGCTTCAACCCACCTGAAAGATACTGTGAATTTATCGGCTTCCTCGGCAACAATTGTCATGAGGGCGTTTATATTCTTGAAATCAAAACACAAACTAACATCCTTATATACCACACCAGATAGAGCAAACTTTATACCGTTGGAAAACTTATTGGTTTTATCAGTAGTTTCCATGTAGAACTCGTTATTCTCAACTGAAAAATATACCTTGTTGAACTTACCCGCGATCTTTCTGATCTTATCATATACTTCGAGGAAAGAATTATCTAGCTTGAATGTATGGAATGTTTCCCCAATACTTTTTGGTTCAGTGCCATTATAATAAGTTGTGATATGCTGAGAGCAATAGAATATATTTGATTTTTGTCGGCCAGATTTCAAGATTATCTTCTGATCCTTGATATCTATCTCGGCCATTTCATCATCAATCAGGTCGAGGTATGTTTCAAGATGTTGTTTCGGTTCATTGAAATTCATCTCTACTTCATATGGGATACCACCAATAATATCATTCTTGAGATCAACAATGGTGATACAGCCCTGTCCTATCATGGAAGATTTAATGGAATCACCATCTACCATAATCCTTACGTTGGTGATACTGTTGTTTAGTGTTGCCTTTTGAATAAAGGTCTTGAATTTTTTCACATTTATTTTCATACAAATTATCTCCTGTTTTTAATTTTATATAATTATTATACCATTTTATAACTGGTTTGTAAACTAATTATACATCTATTAATTCTGATACTTTTTTTCAATATCGGTTCTTAACACATATGTATCTATCTTGTACTCATCGGCTAACTATATCACGTGTTTTGAACCACGGCTTAACCCGCTGTATAGTACAGCATAATGAACAATGGAGTAATATATTACATCTCTGGAACCCGCAATTATTACTCTCATCCCATAGACCAGAAAACTAGGTGGTTATATATTGCTGGTCTTGTACCAATATTATATACGCCACCATATTCATTATCCTCTGCATACCACTGATACCAATACTGAATATATCCTTTCAATGTTGGTGTAAGACCACACCCTATTCTCTCTATAACAGCATAATCATAACTTTCTTCATGCATGTCATCTGCATTGTTTAAAAAAGGTGTGCTGACACTGAGCGAATGATGGATACCAACCAATACAATGTTTATCCATAACATCGTTGAGTATAGTTATAGTCTGGATATAGTTCATATTCTCATCAACCTCAAGGCTTCTAGTTTACTTACTTCATGATCTTCCATGAATTGTGCAATGACCTTTTCCTCTTTTGCACTGTGTTTACCTACTTTTTTAACCCATTTTATATATCTATTACCTCTTGGGACTCGATGAAAGAAATATTTAAAAATCATCTCATCTGGTAGTGTAAAGACATATGGTGTTATATCCATGACAATATCAATAAGTGAAGAGTCATGGGCAAGCCACATACAAATCATATAGGCGTTACAATCCCTTTTTGAGTATTTGTAAAACCTTGATTTCATATAGATTGCATTTAGGCAATCGAACATTGGGTTTGATTTGATCATTTATTCCTTTTTATCCCCATCATCGTCATTTAGTGTTTCTGAATCTTGATATCCCTCAATACTTCTACCGTGATACATGGCCTCTATTTCTTTACAGAGAACATTCTTGACAATGCGAATAATACCTATTTTCATCTCATCAAGCTGTTCATCTTCTGACAGTCTTTCGATTGTGTTGTTAACAACATTTGATATTTTTTTAAGTTTACCCGCAATAAAAAGTGATCTTGCCGATGCATCCACACAATCTGCTATCATTAAAATTGCCGCTTCTGTTGTTTGTGGTTTTACCGACTTGTACCGGTAATGATCCTCAATAGCTGAACCTTTACTGATCTCGTTTGCCTTATTATAGAATGGTAAAAGAACAGTATCACCATGATGTTGAGATATAATTTCAATAACCTTTATCGGTACATCTTTTAATTGTATCAATTTCATCACAGATTGAGCTACATGCCCTGTGATTATATGGTATGAAAAAAATGGGTCTTTTATCCCATCATGTGGGTTTTTACCTGTTTGGTTTTCCATATAATAAGATGGGTGGTTCATTTTACCGATATCATGTAGCATGGCCGCTGTTTTTAAAACCATAACATCAAGTTTTAAATCTATTGCAATAGACTCGCAAATAGTGGCCACATTCTGACAGTGCTTAAAAGTTCCAGGAGCTATCTCACGGAACCTCTGCATCAGAGTTGATTGTGGGTCTATAAGTTCTAACCCAAACGAAGGGTTTACCTTATCTTCTTGTTTTATACCTTTATCTTCACTCATAATGATGTCACCTGCAATTCCTTTTCTCTGATTGTTAGGCGACAGTGTAAATAATTTATATAATAGGTAACATCTTCTCTACTTCTCTTTCCCCAATCATAGATATAGACATATCGCTCAACATATTGTTTGGCCAACTTTAACTGATCAATGTTGGTACAAGAATTTATAACCTTATCACATCTGTCAACCATATCCATTGTTCTTCTCTGTGTTATCCCGCACATATCAGTTTTATATTGCCTTTTTGGACTTTAATTTAAACACAAAATTCATGAAGTTAATTTCTCTAATAACTCCCCTGCTATCGTTTATGTTCGCTTCCCCTAATTCAAGGATAGCAACCCAATCATTTTTAAAAACAGTCCCATCATTATTATCAGTGATTAGTTTATATATGTAAGTATATAATCCTGTGTAATTTATAACATTACTTCTAAGAATTCTCAGGACATTATCTGGATCACCCGACTTTATGGCCTTGACCACATCACCGAATACATCATTTGATGTTGTCCTAATCAATTTTTCTGATAGTTCACCGTTGATCACATTCTCTTTTAAAGTACCTACTGTGTCACGGATATCTGGATAGCATGTCTTTACGATTTGGGCAATTGATTTTGGGTTGAATTTTATACCCTCGCTTGTTAAAATCTTTA